TACTCCAAGATGGGGCAACATATTTAGTTAGGAGACAATAATGGCTAAATCAACTTTTTCAGGTCCAGTCAAATCATTGGCAGGATTTATTTCAGCAGGTACTAATTCAGTTGTTAGTTTAACAGCAAATACTACCTTAACAGTAGACGATCACGCAGGAAAACTTTTGTTGTGTAATGATGCAGACGGTGCATTTACTCTACCTTCAATTGTTTCAACTGTACCAAGTGATCCTACAGATCCAAACCAAGCTAACAACTTAGGTGCTACTTTTACATTTTTAGTTATTACAGCAGCAACTGCTATGACTATTGTTACTGACGGCACAGACAAGTTTGTTGGTGGTTTATATACAGGTGTAGATGACGCTACAGGTAAAACTTTTATTTCAGGTGCTGCTAACGACATCATCACTTTGAATGGTACAACTCAAGGTGGTCTAGCAGGAAGTGTAATTAAAGTACACGCTGCGGATACTGCTAAATACGTTGTGGAAGGAATTACTTTAGGTTCAGGCGTTTTAGTAACACCATTCTCTGGTTCTTAATTTTTAGGAGACAACTATGGCAGATGCAGTAACTTCAACAACTCTGTCAGATGGCGATAGGTCAGCTGTTATTCAGCTGACCAACACGTCTGATAGCACAGGTGAGTCAGCTGTCACTAAAATAGATGTAAGTGCTTTAGCACCACGAGTAAGTGATGGAGCACCTTGTACAGGATGTCGTCTTGCAAAAATAATTTATTCAACTAATGGTATGAGCGTAAAACTTTTATGGGATGCTACCGTTGATACTATTTGTTACGACATACCTGCAAACTTTTCTGACTCTGAAGACTTTTCAGAATATGGTGGTTTGCGTAATACATCAGGTACAGGTAAAACTGGCGACATAAAATTAACTACTGGAAGTGCTTCTAGTGGCGACACTTATGTTATAGTTATACATGTGTTTAAAGAATTTTAATGGCGTACTCAGGAACTAAAACTTTTGCTTTAAATATAGCAGACACTATAGAAGAAGCATACGAACTAGCAGGACTAGAACAACGTACAGGGTACGATGCTAGAACTGCTAGGCGTTCTTTAAATATTATGTTTGCAGATTGGGCAAACAGAGGAGTAAATCTTTGGACTATAGAAGAAGTAGCTTTAGATTTAACTCAAGGCACAGCTAGTTATAATTTAAACTCTTACGATATAGATATATTGTCTGCAGTTATACGAGACACTAGCAAAAGCCCAGTGCTTGACATTGAGATAGACAGAATAGGTAGACAAGAATTTTTAAATATTCCTACTAAAACTACTCAAGCAAGACCTACACAATATTTTGTTGACAGACAAATAACTCCCATAGTTAATCTATGGCCAACACCAGACACAAATAATTATCAATTAGTTTCTTACAGAATACAACGTATTGATGACGTAAATACTTCTGCTGAAGACCCAGAAGTGCCTTCAAGGTTTATGCCTTGTATGGTAAGTGGACTAGCTTATTATATAGCTTTAAAAAAGAATCCTCAAAAAGCAGGTCTTTTAAAACAACAATACGAACAAGATTTTAGATTAGCAGCAGACGAGGATAGAAATAGGGCATCACTAATGTTGACCCCTGCTAGGAGATTTTATTAATGGCTTATGCTCAAGGCAAATTTTCTAGAGCTATTTGCGACCGATGTGGTTTTGATTATCCTTATTTAGAATTAAGAAAAGAATGGACTGGTTTTAAAGTTTGTGGCGAGTGTTACGAACCTAAACATCCACAACTAGACCCACCACATAATATAGCTGACCCTGAAGCTTTATATCAACCAAGACCAACTATTTCAGCACCGACCACAGGACAAGGTTATGTTATAGTAGGCAACCCTAAAGATAGTAATGGAGTAACTTCCCCTATCATGTGGGCACAAAATAGTGATACAATAGGTTCTATGTATTTAGTAGATACAGCTACGAGTACATTAGGAACAATAACGGTAACAACATCATGAGTTGGACTTACGCTACATTAAAAACAGCTATACAAGACTATATGGAATCTACTGAAAGCAGTTTAGTTTCCAATTTAGACAATTTTATAGAAACCGCAGAAGAACGTATACTTAAAAATGTACAGTTAGACGATTTTAGAAAGAATGTAGTTGGCGATATGACTACTTCTAGTCCTTATTTAGGTTCTCCAAGTGATTTTTTAGCACCGTTCAGTTTAGCCGTTATTGACGGAAGTGGTAATTATTCTTACCTACTACTTAAACAAGTTTCTTTTATAAGGGATTTTAGTCCTAACCCTACAACTACAGGACTACCTAAATACTATGCGGAGTTTGATGAAGACACATTCATTATAGCTCCATCCCCAGACTCTGATTATTCCACAGAGCTGCACTATTATTACAGACCTAATTCATTAACGTCTGCAGGCGACAGCGGTACTACATGGCTGTCCGAAAATGCTCCTAATGCTATGTTATACGGTAGCTTAGTCGAAGCATCTACGTATCTCAAAAGTTATGAATCAATACCAGTTTATGAATCTAAGTTTCAGGAGGCTTTATTAGGATTGAAAAATCTTGGTGAGGCTAAATCAACTAGAGACCAATATAGGTACGACGAGATACGGAGAGAACCACAAGCATGAGAGAAGAAAAATTAAATGGCAGTAACATTGCCATAGTTGCCATCGGACGAAGTCAAGTAGATTTTCATTTATCTTTAGCACACAGTAAAGAATACGATGAAGTCTGGGGCATAAATTGTATGGGGGCTATTACTAAATGCGATAAAGTATTTATGTTAGATCCCGTAAGTAGATTTTTAGATACAGAAGACGCAGGCACACAAACAGGGATTATGCGTAAATGGTTGCCTAAAACTACCACACCTATTTATTCTTGTGAGTTAGACGAAAGAGCTCCTAGTGTTATAGAATATCCACTATACGAAGTTATTAATGATGCTAAATGTGCGTATCTAAATAACACTGTAGCTTTTGCTATTGCTTATGCTTTTTATCAGCGTGTAGGACAAATAAATTTATTTGGTGTCGACTTTAGTTACAAAGGTAACGTTCACTTTGCGGAACAAGGTAGGGCGTGTTGTGAGTATTGGATAGCTAAATGTAATGATATAGGTATAAGTGTGGGAGTAGCACCACAGTCCAGTCTACTTGATACAGATTTACCGTTGAATGAAAAACTTTATGGTTATCATAGACTTGATGACCCTATCGTTATTGATATAGATAAAAATCATAACTTTACACCTATGACAGCCAGCGAGTTTGACAAAAAACAATATGAAAAAAATTTAAAAAATATTACAGAAATAAGAACTGTCCTTGACACACCTCCAGAAGCAAAAAGGTATTAATATGTTAGACGACTTAGTAAAATCAAATTTAGGTGCTATAAGCGTACAAACCGAGACTAATAAAGGTCATTCTCCTGAGTGGTGGGCAGAAAGGTTAACAGATAGAATATTAGGTATAAGTGAAAATGCTGCTCCTCATATAAGACAACAAGCAGAAGCTTTTAGAGTAGCTATTTATAACACAATACTTTATCATATAAAGCAGGCAATCAATAGTGAGCGTTGCACAATGGCAAACTTACTAAGATCGCAAGGACATGAAGATTTAGCTAAAATTTTAAAGGAGCTTTAAATGGCAATTACATCAACACTAACAACTAGCTTTAAAACTGAGCTGTTGACTGGTACTCATGATTTTACCAATTCAACAGGCGACAGCTTTAAACTAGCTTTATACACAAGTTCAGCAACTTTAGGTGCTGCTACTACAGCATACACAGTTACTAATGAAGCAAGTGGCACTAACTACACAGCAGGAGGAGGAGACTTAACTAACGTTACTCCTACTTCTAGTGGTACAACAGCTTTTACAGACTTTGCTGATTTAACTTTTGGTACAGCTACAATTACTGCTAGAGGTTGTTTAATCTATAATGATACAGAAGCTGGGGATCCTTCAGTTGCTGCTATTGATTTCGGTGGCGATAAAACATCTACTGCTGGTGATTTTACTATTGTTTTTCCAGCAGCGGCATCAAGCACAGCTATCATTAGAATAGCTTAAATATAGCCTCAAATGGCAACAGGATGGGGTAGAGGTACTTGGGGTTCCGACGTTTGGGGCGGAACTTCAGTCTCGATTACACTCACAGGTCTTGAACTTACCTCCAATTTAGGAACTCTTACCAGTATAACTGGCACAGCAAACCTCACCCCTACAGGACAAGAAGGTACAGGACAAGTTGGCGGTGTAGGTGTAAACGCTACTGCTGTTGCTGCTGTAGGTGGTGTAAACGCTACTTTAGGGGATGTATCAGTAGTTATTAATGCTGACGCTAATGTAGACACAGCTGGTTTAGGTTTAACTTCAACACTAGGAACGCTAACAAGCGTAACTGGTACAGCAAATATATCTGTTACAGGTTTAGAAGGTACTTCTGCTTTAGGTACAGTTACTCCAGTAGCAGGTGCAGATGTTTCATTAGATGGCGTAAACGCTACTTTAGGCAATGTTTCAGTATTAGTTGATGCAGAAGCCACCGTTATTATTACAACAGGCGTAGAAGCAACAGGCTCTACAGGAACTATTAGCACCATAACTGATAATAGATTCCCTGCACCTGGATTTGCTAATTTAAGAGCATCTGATCCGTTTGTTAATCCAACGGTGAGTGGTGCGTGCAACTTTACACTAACAGGCGTATCGGCTACAGGTCTAGTGTCCAATTTAAACGTTTGGGGGCTAGTAGACGACAGTCAAACACCCAACTGGAGAGAAATAGCAGCATAATAAAGGTATAAACTTTTCTCTTTTTGATTTATTATATAAACTATAGGAACAAATTATGGCAACCTACGTAAACAACTTAAGACTTAAAGAAATCGCTACAGGTGATGAGTCAGGAACTTGGGGAACAAGTACCAACACCAATTTAGAACTTATTGGTGAAGCTCTTGGCTATTCAACTGAAGCATCTTTTGGTTCTGACGCAGACGCTACAACTACTATTGCTGACGGAAGTGCTGATCCTGCAAGAGCTTTATATTTAAAAGTTACTTCAGGAGTTTCTTTAACAGCAACAAGAACGCTAACAATAGCTCCTAATACCGTATCAAAAGTTTGGATTATTGAGAACGCTACAACTGGCTCTCAAGATATAGCTATATCCCAAGGTTCAGGAGCAAATGTAACTGTACCTAATGGTGGAGTTAAAATTATTTATACAGACGGAGCAGGTGCAGGAGCAGCAGTTGTTGACGCTTTAACAGATTTAAGTGTGGCTGATTCTTTAACTTTACAAGGACCAACTCTAACAATTGGTGACGCAACAGCCGAAGATACTAAAATAGTGTTTGATGGCAATGCTCAAGACTATTATGTAGGTCTTGATGATAGTGCTGATGATTTAGTTATTGGTTTAGGTTCAGCAGTAGGTACAACTCCTGCTATATCCGTAGATGAAAACCAATTTGTCACTATGCCTAAAAAAGTTACAGCTTCTACTTCAGCTAATATTAGCCAAGTTGCTTTAACCTCAAGCTCTAATGCAGTAGCTTGGGATGCACGAGCAGCAGCAAATGCTTTTTACTCAACCACAGAAAACACCACTTTCTCAGCACCAACTAACGCTGTAGAAGGTGCAATTATCTCTGTCGAAATTGCACAAGGTGGTACAGCTTATACAGTAGCTTGGAATACAGTCTTTGAGTTTGCAGCTTCAACTGCACCCACCATTACAGCTACAGCCAATAAGACTGACATCTTTAGTTTTAGATACAATGGCTCAGTTTGGCAGGAAATTGGTAGAGTTCAAAACCTAGCACAAACTTAATATGGAAACGCTACAGCGTACAGCAAATAGAGGAAGCATATCTACTGGGTATGATGTATCTAACTCTTTGAAGTTTGATGACGGAACAAATGAAAGGCTTTATCGTAATAATGGTAATTCAGGTCAAAGAAGAACTTACACAGTTTCTATGTGGCTTAAAAGAACTGAACTAGGCTACAACAGAATTTGGGGTGTAGGCGTAAGTGGTAATGATATTCAATCCATATATTTTAAAGATACAGATGAACTAATTTGGTATGACTATGGTGGTGGTGGATTTAGATTTGATTATCGTACAAACAGAAAGTTTAGAGATACTTCAGCTTGGTATCATTTAGTTTTTGCAGTCGACACAGAACAAAGCACAGAAGCAGACAGAGTAAAATTATATGTGAATGGAGTAGAGGAAACTTCATTCTCTACACAAACAGAACCATCTCAAAATGCTGACACTAATTGGAATTATCAAGGATATAAAGATGTAGGAACTGCTATTGGTGAAGATCCGCATTTTTCAGGCTATATGTCTGAAGTATATTTTATTGATGACCAACAGTTAGATTGCACAAACTTTGGTGAGTTTGATGATGATACTGGTATATGGAAGCCTAAAGCATTCTCAGGAACTTTTGGCAGTAATGATGTTTATGCAAATTTTGATGATGCAAGTTCATTGGGTGCTGATTCAAGTGGTAATAGTAATGACTGGGGTTTAATAAACATCACAGCAGCCGACCAAGCAACTGACACACCTACTAATAATGGCTGTACTCTTAATGTTTTAGCATCTTTAGAAGGAAGCAACGATATAACAGAAGGAGCTTTGGTTAGTACTGGTAAGGCTGGTGGTGGTGGAAACTTTAACGGAACTTATGGAACAATGGGAATTGACCCATTTAACTCTAGTGTAGATTGGTATTGGGAGATTGAAACATCTATTGGGACTAGTGGTTCTGATACTGATATTGGTATAGGTTGGATAAAAGAATCAAGAATTACAAGTGGCTCAACTGCTTACAATAATGTTTATGCAGATGGTATTTCAAGATATTCTTCACAAACAGCAAATGCTGCTGGAGATATTTGGGG